GGTATGGAGGAACACCATTCCCAATGCAGAATGGATTAGGAATGCAGCCTAATATGGTAGGAGGTTGGAATGCTCAACCTTCTTATTATAATTTCTATATGAATGATCCTGCTAACAGGGAAGCATATATGAGATTTACTCAAGAGGAGATCGATGCTGGGATAGGATTTAAAGTTAAAATCGTATCTAAAACAGAAGAAGAAATCCGAAGAGAAAAAGAACAAGATGCATTAGAAGAGCAAGCTCTTATTAATAAGCATCTTACATGGGATGATAAGTTTAAGAATATCAATTTCAAAACAGTAATGAGAGAAGTTGATATAGATGATCTCCCAGAACCTCTAAGAAGAATACGCATGGAGCAAGAATCTCAAGCTGCAGCGGAAAAGAAAGCTAAGGAAGAAGCAGAAGCTAATAAACCTAGCAGAGTTATCATAGAGTGTTTGCATTCAGAGATAGAAATACTAAGAGGATGGATTTATAGAATCCTTCCAAAAGATATAATAGGACTGAATGCAAAAGAAATCATAGTGCCAAAGCCAAAGAGATTATTCTTCAATAAACGCGATGAAGAAGCTTTGAGGAATCTATGTAAAAAGTTAGAAGTTTATAATCCTGCACTCGCAAGGGTTGTATGGAGCAAGAGACATCTTAAATATCGAGATGACTACAATATATTCATGGAAGTAGCCGAAGACAATCTAAGAGAATATGAAATAGATGAAATGTTTGATAAAAGAGAAGAAGGCTATAATGACTACAGAGTTCCTATGCATTGTAGAGAAATTCCTGGATACACTATAAATGAAAAAGGTGAAAAGGAATTCGATGAAGAATATTGTGAATTGTATCCATTTATAAGATATACCGACAAGAACTACAAATACGAGTTTGATAGAGGAAGAAAACTTACTAGCGAAGAATTTAATGTATTCTGTGAGTATGAGGAGATGTGCCTGGTATACGGCTTCCACCAATTAAGACTCAAGAAATTGTTAGACGACAATAGAAAACGTCAAGAGCTACCTCTTTCCTATAGCGTTGATAGACGTGAGTTAGCTATTAGAGAAGAAAAGATTAGAAATCTTTTAGTAGAGAGTAATGGTAGTAAAGAAACTACTGAAGAAGAAAATAAGATGGAGCAGCAATGCAAGAATAATAAAGTTCAAGAGGATCCAAGAACTTTAGAACAGATAGAGAATGAGTATTATAATAAGTTTGACCCAATAGAAACTCATTATCATGAAATGCGTGTGATGAGGAAGAAGCAACAACAGCAATATGAGTTATATCGAGACATCTTCTCTTCGAAATCTCAAAAAGACTTCGATGCATGGTGGTATGGAAAGAATTCATCTCAATATCAACAAGAGAACCTATCACCAGAAGAGTTAAAGAAGAAACAACGGCAAGAATATGTTGATCGTATGACCGAAGCAAATATAGCTTTGCTCTCTAAAGCTACGCCGATAGATCCTGTACAGTTTGTAAACAATTTCAGATATTGGCAACAACAACAGTTGCAAAAATTGTTTGGCAATACAATGAATGAGGCAACAACGGCTAAAGATGTATTTGAAAAAGTAATTCCACATGCATTATACGAAATCTCTTGTGAGAATATAGAAAGACAACGGCAAGAAGCTATGAATAGACCATACAATCCAATGGCCTATAAAAGAGCTCTCATAGAACTTGCTAATAAGAAGATATTAGCTGGTAATGAAGATCCAAACTTCAAACCAGGTCCAGTAGACCCAAAATTCGGCTATCCATCAAACTGGGTAGATCCTACTAATTCTAAGGAATATGAAGAACGTAAAGCACAGTTCATGGAATACTGTAGAACATCGATGGGTGTAAATATGCCTTTGCGACCTATTTATAAATAAGGTGGTGAGCATATGAATATCAAAGAACGCAATGCTATTATAAGGCAATCGCAGGACGCTGCAAGGTTTGCTAACTTTGATCCTGACGTGTTCAAGTTCACTGAGGAGAATTGGGATAATATGACCAAACCTCCACTCACTACTTACGTTCCTTTACCAATTATAGAGCAATTAAGATCTATAGTAAACAATGTTAAACTTATGAACAACCCAACAAAAAAGTATGATTTGGTTAATAAGTTATTTGCTACAATTGGATTAAAACCATTAGCCTCTGGTACTAATAGAAGAACTTTCTATTGTACTTATGATCCTACAGTTGTTATCAAAATAGCATCTGATAGAGTTGGTAAGATGGATAATATATCTGAATTTACTTTACAAAAACTTATTAAACCATTTTGTACTAAGTCATTTGATGTGACTAGTGATGGAGTCGTTGCATTAGTAGAACGTGTTGAAACGATGAAGGAAAAAGACTTTAAACAAGTCTATGCTAGTGATGTATTTGACTTCACGTTTGAGATCCTTAGAAGAGGATACGTTATGGAAGATATAGGAGGTAACTTCTATAAAAACTGGGGTATAAGATTCGGCTTTGGTCCTGTTATCCTAGATTATCCATACGTTTTTGAATTAGATTGGGCAAAGCTAAGATGTAGTCACTTGGATATTCATACTGGAATATACTGTGACGGATACCTTGATTATGATTATAATAAAGGTATGTCTGAAATTATCTGTACTAAATGTGGTACTAGATATACTGCTAAGTATTTAGCAAGAAGAATTGATGCTAAAGATGTATTAGGAAGAATTGACAGAAAGAGGGACAATGAAATGGCATTATTAGACACAAACTTCAAAGTAGTAATTAAACGCGGTGATCAAATCGTTAAAAGATGTTACAAAGAAACGGATACTATTGTAGATCCTAAAACAAAACTTGGTGGTAAGAAAGAATACAACCAAGAACCTAAACTCAAATTTGACGAACCTAGAGTTCCAAAATATACGGTAAAACGTAAGATAGAAGATAACGAAGCTCCACAAGATAACCATAATCATGGTAATAAGAAAAGATATCCAAACTTTACTGACCAACCATTATTTACGGATAACTTGATCTTCTATCCTAAAAACTTAAAGAATGATATTATCTTCTTCTTAAAGAAAATGGAAGAGAAATATGGTTCTGAAGATGCTGTAAGATTAGCATCTATCATTGGTACAGTTTACAATCCAATGAATCCAGATTATGTTCTTCCTGAAAGAGAAACTGAAGAAAAGGAAGAAGTGAAAGAAGACCCAAAGTCTGAAGCTCCTATCGATAAAGCGAATTATAGCTACGATGGTGGGGAGTTTGAAACTAAAGAACCAAGACCTTTAGAAGAAGAAAAGGAAGGGTTAATTAAGAAGATTGAAGAGGCTGAGAAGGAGGAAACAAATCCTCAGCCATCTTTCCCAACAGCTCCAAAGACTTATGAAGACGTTAAGAGCATGAGTATTGAAGATATCATCACAGAGTCTATCTCTAAAGATGAATTGAATCTATTCAAAGAAAATAACGCTCCTAAGGAAAACTTATTTCCAGTAAAACCAATGTCTAAAGAAGAGGAAGAAGCTGCTAAGCTCAGCTCTAGTACAGAAAATGTAATCACTGGTATTGTTGGATCTTCTCTTGTAGATACTCTTAAAGAGAGACAACTAGCAGAAGCTCTTAAAGACACTGTAATCAATACATTCGATAAGAAATTCGTTCCAGACGTTGATGTAGATACTGCTATTAGAAAACTTGATAATGAAATCACTGAGATGATCAAAGATGATATCAAAACTATTAGTGGTACTACAGATGGCTTGGAAGTAAATATTGCCAAGACCGTAGACAATAGAAATAATGAATGCTTTAATGTGACAGTAAAGAACTTTACTAGTCCTGTATTCGAATGTGTTATTTATCCAGCTGCTAAAGAGGCTGTTGTTGAAAAAGAATCTGATAACGAAGGTGGAGAAAAAGCAAAGACTTCTATCGCAACTGCATTGTATGGTGCTTTTAAAGATGAATTCAAAGACAAATTCACTCCAGCTCGTATGATGGATATCTGTAAAGAATATGTAGATAACTATGTATCCTTCGATAGCAACGGAAATGAAGAAGAAACTCATACAGCAGCTGATGAGTTATAATCTAAAGGGTGATATCAATGCAACCTCAAATGAATAATCCGCAACCACAGTTTAATAGATTTTTAGAAGGTGTGTTGTATGGGTGTAATGATGCTGGCAGTATTCCAGATGCATTAGCATCTGGATATGCTGTAATAGCAGTGGTAGATATAGAAGAAGCATACAAGTATGCTAACGTTCCAAACTTAGCAATCATGTCTAATCTACTTCCACCTCCAGAAGCAGTAACTGCTTATATTGATGGAGAAGCTGCTATTGGTCATCAAATTTATTATGAATACTTATCTAATAGAGAGCGTGAAGCAACAGTAGTAACTGTACTACAAGCTTTATATGGTCATAGGCCAAGTATTAGATTTAGAAACTTCCTAATCTATACTGATTATGAACCTGATGTAGAGTTCAATATCTTATATACTTTAGGAGAATTCTTTAAGAATACTTTTGGTATTGTAATGGCTCCATATAAGCAATCGCAAGCTTATAATATCGGAATGCCTCAATATGATTATATTATCTCTAACTTACTATTCTCTAATGGTAAGATTAATAAGTATGAATTCGTTAGCATGCTTCCACAAGATGCTATGCCAACAGATGTATCTTGTAGTATTCTACTATCGGATATAAATTATCAACCATCTGGATTAGAAGATGGATATAGAATAGTGTGTAATTATATAGCTCAACTTAGAGCAGAGATTGCATCAAACTATACTATGAAATCTCCTATTATTCAGATCAATGATAAACTAAATAAAGATCTAGAACAAAGCATCAATGATAAGATCTTTGAATCTCAATCTAAATTTGGTAATCAATAAAAAGAACAAAGAGAACTCATAACGAGTTCTCTTTCTTTTTTATCATAAAGGAGAATATCATGCCAATTGTAAGAACAGAAGAAGAATTAGAATATGCTAGACGTTTGATATTAAGTGAATTTACAGATATTGGTTGGTTTAAAATAGAGAATACTAATAATAGAATTACTACTAAAGAACTGCATTCTATTAAAGCTGGTGCTTATCAAGATATGTATGGTGAAGTACAAGCATTCTTTATTGCTAAAGCTCTGTTAGATAATAAACAAAAACCAGTAGAAAAAGAAGAAGTAACAGAAGAGTTAGAACCTCTTGAATATTCTATAAAACAAGAAGTTATTTCTAAGAATGATACTTCTGATGATGAGGATGTTATATTAGATAAATATCCTACATATTACATGGTAACTCAACAATATAAAGGTGGACCATTTACAGGAAAGCTGCTTCCTACTCAAGATGATATTGATAGGAGTGTTGCGTTGAATAAGAGCAACAGTTTCACATTCTTATTCTTAGATAATAGATGATATAATCATATACTATAACTATGAAGAAGAAAGGATGTGATTATATTGAAACTTCAATTTATTAATATCAATGATATGAGATTATTAGAGTATGTAAAAGATAAAGCAAGAGCAGAGAATGCTCCAGTATTCAACTTCTATTCCATGTTGGATTTTGGATATAGGCTAGAAGGTTTAAAACCTCTTCCAAATATAATGCAAAATCTATCTTATGCAAACTCTTTCCGTGATGATAATTATACAGTTCAATTTGATAAAGCTTATGCATATCAGCTATTATATAATGAACCATCATTTATCGATTTAATGAGAGTTCTTAGTATGGTAGAAAATACAGAAACAGTTATTGTAGTAACAAACCATTCTCATCCAATGGTAGAAGCTATAGTAGATTCTCTTATTAAATTTATACAAGAAAGATATTCATTGCAAAGTTTCTTGATAAATGATATAGATGATATTGACCCATTTGCTACATCTACTTTTATTACAGAAGGCGGATATCTAAATTATATAGATGATGTAAAAAGAATGGGAAGATACTATGATCCTCATCAGTTATTACAAGAATCTGAGTTCTATATCTAAGGAGTACTATGCCTATATGGGAAAAGGATAGATATGTAGCTCCTTATGAATGGCTTATAAATAAGCATCTTAGAGAGTATGATCTATCTAAAGCTAACATAAGTCTCTTATTAGAATATGGATTTATATCTAAGAAAAGATATGATGAAATATTTAATATGCCGAGAGAACAAAGAGAGATAACAGTTGGTCTTATGCAAAGAGACAATCCTGAATTATCTAAGGGATTATCTAATTGCTTTAAAGATGCTAGAAGAAGATTCTTTGAAATAAATGATCTCAATCCTGATAATGTGTTGTATATAGACAAGGATTCTATAACTACAATAGATACTCTAGTACCATACACAAGAATATCTGATAATCTAGAATTTAAACTAAAGAATGAGTATAGTAGTTTTTATAGATTACAATATATAGACTTTCTGTATTATTGCAATGGAGCTATAGAAAACTTTAGATTAAAAGGTGCCGGGAAACAAGTTCCTATAAAACATAAAGAACACTTTATGCAATTCTTATTAGCATTAGCATATACAGCTCAAACTGATACGGTAGAGAATTGTATTCTAATGATAAAGGATTTCTATTATAACTATACTCATAGATTATTAGATAGAGAATTTTATAGAGAACTTAATAATCGTAGTATGTTTAAGATAGTAAATAGTGGATATCATACATACTATTCTGATGCTATAAATAGTATTGGTATTGAGTTTGTAGATATATCTCATAATGCAGATATACTAAGAATCTTATATAGAATGTTTATGACTGAATATTTCTCAAAAAGATGAGGCTATGGGAACTTAATCCCATAGCCTTTATTTTTTATCAATTTTGATATTTGGATTACTATAAATAGCTTTATTATTACCAGCGGCCATAAGAGTAATAAAGATAAAACACTTTGTAGAAAGTATATTAGGTACTCTATCTTTGCCGTAATAAAGCTCTAGTTTATTCTTGAATACCTCAGACATATTTGAAGCAACACTATCTTTTAATTCCTTCATTAATCTGATTTGTTCATTTTCAGAAATATAGTCAGAAACTGCAGTAGGATTGAAGAAACCTACGTCTCTATTATAACATTCTTCTATATATTTATCTAATACTTTATCTAGTTCTTTAAACTGATCAAATTCTACTAATTCAATCATCTCTTTTTCTTTTTTGTAATTTAGATAATCATATGCTAAAGTTAGCAAGTATAATACTGTAGCCCATATGAATGGGAATACATAATCGCCACTGATTAAATAAATAACAATAGATGCTAATAAGATATAGATACCTTTGTGGTTATTGATATTATCTAAGATGAATAGATAAAGAGTTTTTAATTTGATAAAAAGATTTGTAAAAAATGCTTTTGCATTATTTTTAAGATTATCATATTTAGAGTACAGTTCTGCCATTGTTTAAATTACCTCTCTAGCGTTTAGTCTGTTAATTCTTTTCTAGTATACTCCCAAGCATATAAGTATGCTATTTTATTATCGCCATACTTATACATAAGTGGTTTGTCTTTTGCTTTACCAACTATAATTTTACAAAATGCTTTTATTTTAACTGGATTTGTAACCCATAATTCTTTAGTATGGTTTACATCAGGAACTTGTGATTTTGAAGGCTTTACAATTTTTAGACTATTCA